AAAACTTTTCGTCGTATGGCGAAGGTATATCATAAGCAAAACTTTACTTCTGAAATTGAAGAACACGAAGAATTTGAAACATTGTATGAAACAATTACGAACAGCACTACTATGAAGGAAGTAGCATGAGGTTTAGAATTGAGTTTGATAATGGGCAGAAAAAATTCTTGTATGAGGATACTAATATCCATTTTAAAGAAAATTTGGAATTAGCAGTTGATAATTTTTTAAAAATGGTGAATGCTCCTAGTAGCAATTCTTCTCCTACATCAGTTAGTTATAGTTTTAATACTAACCAATATGGGCATTATAATATAATACCTCCAAATGCAAGTGGCAATAATCCATTTAATAACAATAGTATAATTCAAATTCAAGACTTATTTTCAGACACTGCTACCACATGGGAACCTATTACTGAAGTTCAACCAGGTGATTCCATTACCTTAGAGGATATGATTAAATGAAAAATTTGTATATTTTGGAAGCGAAATGGAACGATAAAAAGGGCCGGGTAAGAAAAAATTTAATTGTTGGAGTGTATGATTCTCTAACTAGATTGGAACAAGAAAAAGATAAAATTTTACAAGAGCACCACACGTTTGCATCTGTAACGTTTGGTGTGAATACTGAAATCCAACCATTCCATGCTTAAAAAATAAGCAAATAATGTATACCCCTTCGGTTGACACGGCTATCATTTTACTATATAATAATGAAATAGTGGAGAAGATGATGAAAACCGGAAAAAGACGTAATCCTATAGCAAAAGACCTTCGTACGCCAAAGTATCGTCCTCGTATCGTAGAGGACAAGACTGCGTATAAGCGCAAAATGAAGAATGATAAACAAGCCAACGTATTTTATTCTTAATAGGTAATAAGATGACTGTATTTGAAATTCTAGAAGCTCTTGCTGCAGATAGTTCACGTCTGGCCAAAGAAGCGATTCTTCAGCAACATGCTGGCAACGATGTACTTAAAAATGCATTTCGTTTAGCATATGATCCGATGATTAGTTTTTATATTCGAAAAATCCCAGTATATCAATCCAAAGTCTATATCCCTGTTCCGACCTTATATTGGGCAATGAATGAACTTGAAAAAGAATTCGCTACTCGTAAAAAGACAGGCAACGCCGCCATTGAACACCTAACCTATATTTTGGAATCGCTAAATGAAAAAGATGCCAGCGTTATTGAGAGGATCATCAAACAAGACCTTCGTTGCGGAGTCGGTGAACCCACTATCAACAAAATCTGGCCGGGTCTTATCAAAACCTACCCAGTCATGTTGGCTTCTGGATTCGAACAGAAGCTTGTCGATAAAATTGGATTCCCGTCCTATGTCCAGCTTAAGTTGGATGGCATGCGCTTCAACGCTATCGTCCGTGGTGGAAAAGTAGAATTTAGAAGTCGCAATGGTAGACAATTAGATATTGCTTCAGATTTATTTGGTAAAGCATTTATTCACTTTGCAGAAGTTTACGGTATTGATTGTGTATTTGATGGTGAGCTTTTAGTTGTTGATAGTGCAGGCAAACCACTTGATCGTAAAACAGGCAATGGTATTCTTACCAAAGCAATTAAAGGTACCCAGTCTCAAAAAGAAGGCGAGATGGTTCGTGCTACTTTATGGGATGTGATTCCTATTAATGGTTTTCTCGAAGGCAAATACAATGTTCCATACAAGACTCGTTTCAGCGAATTAGTTGATAAACATGCTAAGTTTCAAAAAAAGTCTGCTCTTAAGAATCTAATTAACATTGTGGAAACTATTGTAGTAGATAATCAATATACTGCAGATAAGTTATTTAATAAGTTTTTGGATGAAGGGCAAGAAGGTATTATTCTTAAGTCCATGCATGGTATTTGGGAAGACAAACGAAGTAAAGATCAAGTTAAATTTAAAGCAGAACTTGAATGCGATCTAATGATTGTTGGTTGGGAAAAAGGTACTGGTAAGAATAAAAATCGTCTTGGCGCATTAATTTGTGAATCAGCGGATGGTGCGATTCGAGTAAATGTTGGTTCAGGGTATTCCGATGAACAACGAGATATGTTTACGGTTGACTATACTGTAGGAAAGATCGCCACAGTCAAATATAATGCTCGTATTCAGGACAAAGGTGGCAACGTAGAAAGTTTATTCTTGCCGACTTTTATTGAATTACGCGAAGATAAAAATGTTGCTGATGATAGTAAGAGGATTAAATGAAATTACAAAGACCACTTTCTACTCTTGAAACTAATCTCATGGAATTACATACTAGAATTAAAATGCTTAAGGCATTAAGTATTTCTGCTGAGGAAATGTCGAAGGATGAAATAAAAACAGTTTTATACGAATTATCAGATCAATTTGAATTAATTGATAATAGTTTATCTGAGGCTTTTAATGATACATGGAAATTATTAAGGGATCCTAAAAAGGAAGAAGAAAAATCTCATGGAGAGTTTTTACATGAATTCGCAATCGGTGATGTAGAGGATCCATATTTAATAGCAAATCTTCAAATATCTTCTATTGATAAATTAAAAGGCTTAAAGAATTTAACCTATACGTTGTCACAAACAGACTATGGACATTGGAAATGTAGAGTATTCAGAGGAGAAGTAAATGATGAATTGGCCAAATCAGTATAAGGATGATTATTCTGAGATAAGTTATACATATAAAGACATACCTATTCAAGGTAAACTATTAGCTGCTAGATATACTCAACCTGCTTTGGCCACAATAACTAGTGATAATCCAGCTGAAGAAATAAAAGAAAAATTATCAAGATTTATTGCGGATAAACTGATTCAAGATAATTTTATAAAGTTTACAAAATTTGTAGATCCAAAAACATATGAAACTCAATATATGGCTCATGTTTACATTGCGCCTTCAGATCAAGTTCAATTACTTAGAGTAGCTATACAAAAATGAAAGTAAAAATAGGTCCATATAAAAATTGGATCGGTCCATATCAAATTGTCGATGCTTTGTTCTTTTGGCACGAGAAATATCCAAGCGATGAACTAGAAAAACGTTGGGATTATCGCCTACATGATAAGTTATCAGAGTGGTTGGCATCTACTTGGGTAAATGATTTCTGTGAGTGGGTTCAAAGCAAAAGACAACGTAATATCAAAATTCATATTGATAAATGGGACACGTGGGGTATGGATCATACCCTTGCAATGATTATTGTCCCCATGATTAAACAACTTCATGCAACCAAACATGGTGCTCCCCAAGTTGATGATGAGGATGTCCCTGAACATCTTAAATCCACTACTGCTCCCCCTAAAGAAAATGATTATGACGTAGATGAAAATCATTTTAAGCGTTGGGATTGGGTCATGGATGAATTAATCTGGACCTTTGAGCAAATTGCTATGGAAGATAGTACTAAACAATTTTTTACGCATCCAACAGAAAAATTTGATAATTTTAAAGATCATATGGAGGCTATCAAAGTTGATAGAGAAGGTTTGGATGCGCATGAAAAACGCATCGAAAACGGGCTTCGTCTATTTGGTAAATACTATCGAGGATTATGGGACTAAAAGGCATGCGAGATATAAATACAAATATACTCGCAAAAAATGCCGGCCAAAATATTAAAATTTCCTGATATTAATTTTACTAAAGGTTACAAAATTCCTCTGTATACAGATGAGGAAATAGAAATAACTATTCTAGTAGTTAATCATTTTAGTAATTTACATTATAAAGTTTGTCAAGATAACTTGACAAAAACTGATCCTATTATTATAATTAACTCATTAAGAGAAGCTAAGGAAAGTAAATTATTTTCTTTCACAGCCGAAAAACTTATAACTAAAATTTTATCCAATGTTGAAGAAATTCCTTTAAGGGAGTATATGTGAATATTTTTTATCTGCACTCTGATCCCGCAGAGTGTGCTAAACTACATAATGACAAGCATGTTGTAAAAATGATTCTAGAATATGGGCAGCTAATGTCTACTGCCCATAGAGTACTAGACGGCAAAGAATATTATGGTAAGACTGCCAACAATAGAAATATTAAACGTTGGTTATTACCAGATGAACGAGAAAATATGTTATGGAAGGCAAGCCATATTCTCCATCCTTCGGGTATTTGGACTAGAGCATCTAATGAAAATTATAAATGGTTGTACAGGCTTTGGTTTTACCTCCTACAAGAATATACCCATAGATATGGTAAACATCATTCAGCAGAAAGATTGATGACACATTTTTATCCTTATCCGATGAATATTCCTAAAGGTCCTTTTACTGAGCCAACCCCTGCTATGCCTGATCAATATAAAGTGTCTGGAGATAGCATCAGATCATATATAAATTATTACGTAGGTGCCAAGCAGCATTTGGCATCATGGAAAAAACGACCTATACCAAATTTTATGCAGGTGCCTAATGCCATTTTATGATCTAAAGTGTGATGATTGTGGCCACGTATTTAATGTGTATTGTTCTATGACTGAAAGAACAAATCAAGAGTGTCCAGAATGTAAATCTAAAAATAACCAATCTCATTTTCAATCGTCCTCCGCCGCAATAGGAGACTCGGTTCGTCTAGGGGTCAGAACGGTGGACGATGGTTTTAGAGAAGTTCTGTCTAAGATACATAGCAATAACTATCGAAGTAACTTGGCGAACAAATTATCTAGACGATAAATGACTTTTCTTTTTTATCTCCTGGAGGGCAATAGTTAACGCTGTTGCCCTCACTTACTTTTTAAGAGGGCTACATGGCAAAACAAAAACAAAATCAATTACAAACGCTTGAACCTCAAATTACTTTAGTAAATAATAAACTAAAGATAAGATTAGATCAGTTAAAAGTAATTGAGCCATTGACAGAAAATCAAAGGAGATTTTTTGAACATTATAGTAAATCAAATGCTATGCTATTACATGGTGTGGCAGGAACAGGAAAAACATTTATCGCATTATATCACGCATTAGAGGAGGTTCTTGATAAATCCAATCCTTTCGAAAAAGTAGTTATAGTTAGATCAGCAGTACCTAGTAGAGAGATAGGACATTTGCCTGGAGACGAAAAAGAAAAAACAGAAGTATACACTGAGCCCTATATAGATATTTGTTATGATTTATTTGGTCGACACGATGCATATCAAAGATTAAATGAACAAGGAGCAATACAATTTTTGATAACGTCATTTGTCAGAGGTATTACCTTAGACAATTCTATTATTATTGTAGATGAATGTCAAAATATGACAGACATGGAACTTAACTCAATATTCACTAGAATAGGTGAAAGATCAAAAATAATTTTTTGTGGAGATTTTAGGCAAACAGATTTATATAAGAAAACAGATATGTCTGGTCTCAAAAAATTTATGGTTATTGCAGACATGATGCCTTCTTTTAAAATATTTGAGTTTGGTGTAGAAGATATAGTAAGATCTAATTTAGTTAAAGAGTATATTTTAGCCAGATTAAATTATGAGGAACAGTATGGAGGAATATAAATATCTTTAAAGTCCTCGGAGCTTTACATGACTGACATTGTACTTAAAAACCTTAAAGTTATTAGAAATTTAAAAAGAGTGAGTTTTCCACCTCCACCTATACCGGTAACTTATTTAGTGGTTGGTGGTGGCGGCGGCGGGGGAAACCCTTCACCTTCTCCTTTTTCCTTTACTAGTGGCGGTGGTGGTGCTGGCGGGTATCGCATAGGTTCAAACGTTTCTGTAAATGCTGGTAGTTACCCTATCACTGTTGGCGCAGGCGGAGGAAGCGGTACTCAAGGAGGCTCTTCTATATTTTCCGCTTTATCTATTACATCCGCAGGCGGTGGACGGGGTGGTCTAGGCCTTGCGGGGGCAGGAGGTAGTGGAGGCTCTGGAGGTGGAGGCAACCCAGCAGGCGGAGCTGGGGGCGCAGGTAATACACCAGCAACTTCTCCCTCTCAAGGCAATAATGGGGGCACTGCCGGTAGTCCAACCGCCGCAGGTGGTGGCGGTGGTGGTGGAGCAGGGGGTGTAGGTGGTAATGGAGGTACTGATGTTGATGCCTTCGGTGGTTCAGGTGGTTTAGGCTTAGCTAACCCCATTACTGGTGTGTCAGTGGTTTATGCGGGCGGGGGTGGTGGTCGCGGAGTCCCAACGGGCGGCATAGGAGGGCCTGGAACTCCGGGCGTTTCGGGCGGAGACGGGGCAGCAGTTCCAGTATTTCCTGGCACTTCGGGTGTAATTAATACCGGTGGCGGAGGTGGAGGTCTAGGTGGTTCCGGGGGCTCAGGCGTTATTATTTTCACTTTACCTACTCCTAAAACAGCTACATTTTCTGCAGGTGTAACAAGCACTGCTAATACAACTGCCTCACCTGGTTATACGATTTATAGAGTTACAGCAGCAGGACCAACCGATACAGTAACAATTAGTTAAGGTGATTTGATATGGAAATACAAAATATGTTTCCAATACCTTTGGCATTTTTTGATTTAGACAGAAATTTTAAGAAATCAGAATTATCATTTCTGATGAATCAAGAGACTCGACCAAATACTGGAAATACAACAAGTAAAGATTTTTTAATATTACAAAATTCAAAAGTTAAACAATTAAATATTTTTGTACAATCATGTGTAGATAAATATTTTCAAGAAATATATTGTCCTTTACACGATGTAAAACTAAGAATAACTCAATCATGGTTAAACTATACTAAACCTGGAGAGTACCATCACAAACATGAACATCCAAATTCATTAGTATCAGGAGTTTTTTACATAGATGCAAATGAAGAATTAGATAAAATAGTATTTTTTAAAAATAAATATGAACAAATAGATATTCGCCCGAAAAACTGGAATATGTACAATTCAAAAACTTGGTGGTTTTCGGTTAAAACAGGAAAATTAATTTTATTTCCTTCTAGTTTTACACATTGTGTTGAATCTAAACAAGGTGATAATTTAAGAGTTAGTTTATCCTTCAATACTTTTCCTGTAGGGCAAATTGGTGAAAATTTAGATATGACAGGATTATATTTATGACAATGCCTATGAATTTGAAAGATTATTTAAAAATATACACTAATGAATTTGATTTAGATTTTTGTAAAAAAACTGTTAAAAAAATAAAAAAATTCAATTGGACGACTCATACCTTTTATGATTATATAAATGATAAAAATATACAATTTAGTAATGAGTTGTCTATTTCACATGATGAATCTGATGAAAAAAAGATTATACAAGATAAGTTATGGTTCACCATAAAAAAATATATAGAAGAATTCAATTATCCTTGGTATAATTCTTGGTCAGGTTATACTAGTGTTAGATTTAATAAGTATGATACAGACACTGAAATGCATATGCATTGCGACCATATACATAGTATGTTTGATGGCCAAAGAAAAGGCATTCCAACATTAAGTATTGTCGGATGCTTAAACGATAACTACAAAGGCGGAGAGTTTATAATGTGGGAGAATGAAATAATAGATTTTCCCGCAGGTTCTGTAATAGTTTTTCCTAGTAATTTTTTATACCCTCATAGAGTAGCACCAGTAACTAAAGGAACAAGATATTCATTTGTTTCTTGGGTTTGGTAATAATTTAATAGGTAGGATATGGCACACTATGCAGTTTTAGACGAAAATAATATTGTAATTCAAGTTTTTGTAGGTAAAGATGAGAATGAACTTTACCAAGATATGCCTATGGACTGGGAGGAATACTATAAGGCAAAACGTACAAGTTATAATACTTTCGCCAATGAGCATAGGAACGGCGGAACTCCTTTTAGAAAAAATTATGCCGGTATAGGATATACATATGATCCTGTACTAGATGCCTTTATTCCCCCCAAGCCTTTTCCTTCTTGGGTTTTAGATGAAAATACCTGCACTTGGATCGCACCCGTTCCAATGTTAGATGGTGATGGTCAGCCTGTCTATTGGGATGAACCTAGTTTGTCTTGGAAAGTATTTGATATAAATGAGGGAAGTGACCAAACTCTATAATGAACGTTTTTGGTACAAACTTATCAGGCGTAAATATTTTTGCACCAGTATTATCAATACCTTCTGGAAACGTTGACTTAGGATCTACATTTAATTGGACTAGCGAAACCTATTTTGATTCATGGACAAGTCAAACAGCGACTGATTCTGATTTAGCTATTACAGGTGGACCCGGATTATTTGGAGGCGGTTATAATACTAATCAATTAGTTTGGCAATTATTTTATGCACATCAAGCAATTCAATTAACTGTAGCTTCCAATAAATGGGGATTCGTTCCATATCAAGGTGGTTCAAATACAATAAGTTTAAGAGCATCTTCGTCCACAGCTAATGATACTTTAGGTAGTTTTAGCGCAGATTCAGTTATTTCTACAGCAGGCAGTGTTAACTATACTGCGGATGTGTTAAATGAGCGTTCTATAAACACTTTATTTTCGGTATCTGCTAATAGATATTTTTTGTTAGGTATGGTAGGCGGCCCTTTTTATAGAATATTCAAATCGTTAGCATCTAATAGAACTGCACTTGTTGGGGTAAATCCTATAGTTACAGTTTTCAATAAATTTTATTGGGGCAGATGGAATGATGGTCCTACTACAGGTATACCCACTCAATTAGGTGGTTCTGCTACTTTTACAGAAGTTAGTGGATATGTCCCAGTACTTAGTTTTAAATTTACAACGGTGTAAAAATGTACAAATATAAATTATGGGTAAGATTAAATAGTTTACAAACAGCGGAAACTATTATTTGGGCAAACAATGATTATGAGGCCAAAATGCTTGGCGAAGCTCAATATGGTGCAGGCAATATTCTCAACTACACAAGGATAGACTAATGAGTACAACTACTTATATGGCTCCTGGGTATCTGGGAGCTAGCGAAATAAATTCAAAAATGGCTGGTGTTTATAAACACATGGCACTGGCTACTTTGGTAAGTATGCTTACAGCGCTTGCCATAAGCAGTGTTCCTGCGCTAATGGCATTCTTTTTTACTGGTTGGATGAAATGGGTAACTATCTTTTTGCCCTTAGCAGCAGTTATGGGATTTAGTTTTGCCTTGAATTCTAATCCATCCAGAGAATTGGCTCAGTTAATGTTGGTTGGATTTTCTATGATTATGGGACTTAGTTTCGCTACTATATTTGTAGTATATAAACTAGGATCAATTGTTACAGCATTTATGAGTGCTGCAATTTTATTTGGAGTAATGAGTTTTTATGGATACTTTACAAAAAAGAGCTTGGATAGTCTCGGAAAGTTTATGTTTGTTGGTCTTATCGCTATTATTCTTGCCAGTATTGTCAACATTTTCATTGGTAGTAGTGTATTCAGCATGGTTATTAGCAGTCTTGCTATCATTATCTTTTTGGGATTAACTGCTTACGACACCCAAAAGATACGTGAAATGATTATGTTTGGTGATAGTCGTAACGTAGAAGTAATTGGGGCACTTAGTTTATATCTAAATTTTATTAATATCTTTTTAAGTCTTCTTAATCTATTTGGGGAGAAAAGAGAGTAATGTTAACTGTAACAGATAAAGCTTTCAATCAGATTAGACAAGTTCAATTAGAAGAAAACGAAACATCTCCTTTAAGAGTTTTTATTCAGGGCGGAGGTTGTTCGGGATTTCAATATGGTTTTACATTTGATGAAAGACAAGGCGACGATGATTTTGTATTAGAAAAAGACGGGATAAAAGTATTGGTCGATGCTATGTCCATGTCTTATCTGGACGGAGCCGAAATAGATTATAAAAAAGATATAGCATCTGCACAGTTTGTAATCAAAAATCCTAATGCTACAACTACTTGTGGTTGTGGCTCATCCTTCGCTGCATAAAAAAATGGCTTACTCATCTCAAGTACTAGATCACTACGAAAATCCTCGTAATGTTGGCTCTTTTGCTAAAGAAGTGAAAAGAATAGGTACAGGCATGGTTGGCGCACCAGCGTGTGGTGATGTAATGAAACTACAAATACAGGTAGATGAAAATGGAATCATTACGGATGCTAAATTTAAAACATATGGATGTGGTTCAGCGATTGCGTCTAGTTCGCTCGTTACGGAATGGGTCAAGGGTAAGAGTCTCGACGAAGCCGGCACTATTCGCAATACTCAAATTGCAGAAGAACTTGCGTTACCACCCGTTAAAATACACTGCTCCATATTGGCAGAGGATGCGATCAAGGCTGCTATAAAAGATTTTAAGGAGAAAAACAATGTCATTTGATTTCGATTTTACTGAGGAACAACTACAACATCTTATACCTCGTGTCAAAAATTTAAGTGAATGGTATGAATCATTAGTTGATGTGTTGCCTCAGTATGAGATAAATGATATAGCTAGAACAGCTGCATTTATAGCGCAATGTGCTCATGAATCTGGCGGATTCACTATCTTATCGGAGAATTTAAATTATTCTGCTGATGGTTTAAGAAAAGTTTTCCCAAAATATTTCCCATCTGCTGAGATTGCACAACAATACCACAGACAACCTGAAAAAATTGCTAACCGTGTTTATGCAAATAGAATGGGTAATGGGTCTGAAGCATCAGGCGAAGGCTATAGATATAGAGGCAGGGGATTGATTCAACTTACCGGTAAATCTAATTATCAAAGATGTAGTATGGCTATGTTTGAGGATGATACATTATTACAAAATCCTGATGTATTGACCCAACCATATTATGCGCTTCATTCTGCATGCTGGTTCTGGACTGCCAATAAATTAAATGAATTAGCTGATGCTCAAGATTTAAGAATGATGACTAAACGTATCAATGGTGGGTTCATTGGGTTAGAAGATCGTGTTAAACATTATAATCATGCCATTGAGGTATTACAAGGATAAACGTGAAGCAATTTAATCATGTAGGGACGAAGAAGCCCATACCTAAATTAGAAAGAGTAACAAGACCAGATGGCACCAGATATTATGTAACACCGGAGGGTAACAAATATCCTTCGGTAACTACTATTCTTTCATTGCATAATAAAGAAGGACTTATAGAATGGCGAAAAAAGGTTGGTGAAGCCGAAGCCAACAGAATATCTAAAGCAGCAGCAGGAAGAGGTACTCGATTACATAATATTGTTGAAAAGTATATTAATAATGAAGATTGCGACATACAAAATCCATTTGATCTAAAAAACTTTCTATCAATTCAACCAATATTAGAAAATATAGACAATGTACATTGTCAAGAACAACAAATGTATTCTAATCATTTACGTTTATCTGGTACAGTTGATTGTATAGGTGAGTATAAAGGTAAATTAGCAGTAATAGATTTTAAAACTTCATCAAGAAGAAAAGAAAAAGATCATATTCATTCATACTTTATGCAATGCGCTGCTTATTCAATAATGTATGAAGAAATGACAGGTGTTCCAATTAATAGATTAGTGATAATTATATCTGTCGAAAATGATTACCCTCAAGTATTTTTTGAAAAGAGGGATAATTGGGTAAAGTATTTGTTGTTGTATAGAAACGAATACGAAAGGTTAACTAGTGCTTGACAGGCTAGTATATTTCAATTATAATTTAATTTTAAGGAGTAGTAAATGAAGACCGTAGGTGATAAAATTCATCCGTTAAATATCGTTGGTGTAAGAGCACCGGGCTTTACACCAGAATGCTGGTTATACAGTAAATCAGCTACAGGATATTGGTCGCATTGCATCTGTAATGACATCAGCATCAAGGGTTTTGAATAGCTAGTATTATGAATAATACTCCATACCATAATTTCTCATCTAGTAATAAACTAAGATTCGATTTTCCTGATTTCGAAGACATTCGATGTTCATACAGTGAAGCCTTACAAGATATTTTTATTTTAACATGTACAAATGGTAAGAAAAATGGTACATTTTTAGAAATAGGTTGCAGGCAACCAACTCATTTTAATAATACTTACTTATTATCAAAACTTTTTAATTGGTATGGAATAAGTATTGAATTGGATGATTTTAGAGCAGAATGGGCAGATATTAGACCTACTGATATGTTTTTATGTTCAGATGCTTTAACTTTAGATTATAGTGAATTACTTAAAAATAGATTTGGTGAATTAACTAATATAGATTACCTTCAACTGGATATTGATCCTGCAAGTAATACATTGAAATGTTTAGAAAAAATGCCCCTGGATACTTACAAGTTTGGAATTATTACTTTTGAGCATGATTTGTATAGCGGACCTAAAAGTGTAGAGGTAAAGAATAAATCAATTCAAATACTTGAACATTATGGTTATGAATTAATAATTAATAATACTTTAGTTCACCAAAGTCATCCTTATGAAGATTGGTGGATACATAAAGATGTTATTAATCCTGAGATAGCGCGAAAAATAAAAAATTTAGAATCCTCCAATCCTATAGACTTTTTATTTAAAGAAAAAGTTAATATTGCACAATTACACATAGATGGCAATAGAACAGGTATGTATCCTAGAGATATATGTAAAATAATATACCAATAAATATTGATATAGTTGTATGAAGCAAGCAGAAAAGTGCTGCGGACGGCGGGGCAGTACCGCCCAGGTCCACCTAATGGTCTCTCTCCGTAGAATACCGTAAGGTCGGCTGAGAGATTATTTGGTGGGCCTGAACAAGTTTCGACGGGGCAAATAGTAAGTAAGTGGACAACTCGATAGGCGAAGGACGTAATCCTAGCAAAAGCAAATAGACGCAGCAAATGATAGTGCGTTTGAGGTTCGTTTAGCCGCATAGGTTCAACTTAGACTCAGAGATGGTCCCAACCTGCTCGGTAACAGAAGTGGTTGGATAGTACCAAGTCCATTTTCCATTTTCTAATGGTTTTCGTTTCCTGCCCTTTATTGTATTGGATTGTTTCACAGCACCTTTTTTACACACAAACACAAGGAGAAGTAAAATGGCTAATATGACACCTTTTGAAATTCGTTTAGAATTATTAAGATTGTCCAAAGACATGCTTGGCGAAGATTATTTTGCTCGGCGTGCAGTATCCGAAAACAACTGGCAGACAGCTTGCGAAAATGCAAGACAACGTGGTGAACCTCTACCACAACAACCAGATCTCCCAGCATATCCGTCTGAAGCAGAAGTAATTGCCAAAGCAGCAACGCTTAATGGATTTGTATCTCAGATTCAAGCGGTAGAAAAACCAACCAAGAAGTAATCTGAACGGGGAGGTTACCTCCCCTACGTAGGAGTTCTCATGGATAAAATAGTTAAAATTTTTCTAACTTGTCTTGCTGCTGTGGTTGTTGGCAACTTGTTTATGAAATTTATTGACTACAAGCTAGAAACTTTAAAAACAAATAAAGTACAAACCAAATATACTACAATGGCAGAACGTGAGCGCCAACTTGAATGTTTGGCTAGAAACATTTACTTTGAAGCTGCTAAAGAATCATTTGAGGGTAAAGTGGCTGTAGCTCAAGTTACTATTAACAGATCGGAGTCTGGTATTTTTCCAAGTGATATATGTAAAGTAGTTTATCAAAAGAATGTTTTCATGGAAAAAGTAGTATGCCAATTTAGTTGGTATTGTGAACCTCAAGCTAGAAAGAAACTTTTATCTCAAGAGGCATACACAGAATGTTATGCTGTAGCAAAGAAAGTATTACTAGAAGGTTTTCGTTTAGACATTTTAAATGATGCTATGTACTATCATGCTAATTATGTAAATCCAAAATGGCGTAAAGAAAAGATAGCAGTTATCGGAAACCATATTTTTTACAAGTAATAAAATGAATCCAATTAAAACTAACAAAATCCATATTCCAAAATTTGATTTACATAAAGTAATTGATTACTGTAAGAATAACTTAACACAAGCCACAGCAGAAACTATTACATGGGTTGGTATTCTTATGGTGCATGCTGCAACTATTCCACCTCTCATCGCGCTAATGGCAGGTTTATCTGATAAAACTCCGCCAATAGAATTAGTATTGTTTATTTGGGGAGGTTTAGCTTTATACTTTGTTAGAGCAGCTATTTTGAAAGATATGTTAATGGTAATTACCATTGGATTTGGATTTATCGTACATGCTGTTATGCTCTCATTAATTTTATTCAAATAGTATTGACAAGAAAAATAATTTACATTATAATAGGAAATAAGATGGATCCCATAACAGATAGTTTAATTATAACCAAAAAATTTAGATCACCTAATGAATTTTCTTTGTATATTGAAAAGAAAGTTCAAGATACAAAAATAGGTTATATGGAAGCAGTTATTTCGTATTGTGAGGAAATTGATATAGACATTGAAAACATTGCAGGATTAGTGAATAAATCACTAAAGGAAAAGATACAGTTAGAGGCAGAAGAGCAAAATTTCTTAAAGAAAAGAGGAAAGCTTCCTTTATGATAATGGACGCATTTGAAGTTTATAAATTTTATTTAGCATTAAAATTACATTTTACTACGGATAAATATGATGTAATCAAACAAAAGGGAAAGGTAAAGGCAACAAGAAATGCTTTTCTTAAGAGAAAAGATTTATATGGTATAAGTAAAATAGCAAAAAAATATACTGATGAAGAGGTAGTAAATTTTTTAGTTTCTAATTTTGTTTCCGGAGATAGGTGGGGAGGCGTTTTCGATTCTGAAGCTAATGAAAGATATTTAGAATGGAAAAAAAGATTAGAAGCATTACAATATAACTTTGAAAATGATTTGGATAAATTGACTCAAGAAATCGAAGATAATAATATAGAAATTAAGGATATATTTACTTCCTCAAAAGGTCAGCATCCATATATAATAAAAGCATACCTAAGAAAAACTATTAATATAGAAACATTGGTTATTCTTGATAAATCTTTAAATTTTAAAGATACACTAAACAAAGAAATAAATGATGATATTTTATGGCCAGATATTTCAAGATTGATCGAAAAGTATAAACCTTTTCTCAAAATAGATACGGAAAAATATGGAAGAATTTTTAGAACAAGATTTGGACATCTATGCCCAAAAGATAATTAATATGGAAAAGAATGTGGCCTCTCTAGAGGACCAAATAGATAAATTAACTGAGTCTTTAAAAGAAACTCAAAAATTTATAGTTAAACTAGCATATAACCAACAAGAAATAACTAAAAGAATTTCGCAGTGGCCGTATCTAGTAGTTTCACATCGAGAAGATGATAATACAGCTTAGGAGCTAAAATTTAAGAATGAGCAAGACAAAACGTGATGAGTTTGACCGAGAAATTAAACTTAAAAAGATTGAAAAAGGCAAACATCGTATTGACAAGCACAGAAATTTATTATATAATATGGCATCATCTAAAATTACTGATGATGCGTTTGATGATTTTTATGATTATGCTTTTAGTAACTCTAAAATTAAAAAACGCTAATACAACGCTATACAGTCGCAATAAGGAGAAATAAATGGCTTTCACATCTTTAGCAGAACTTCGTAAATCTCGTGGTGGGTTTGATGCTTTAATGAAAGAGGTTGAAAAAATCTCTAATCCCACTCAAAATCGATCAGAGGATAATCGTTTTTGGCAACCTGAAGTAGACAAATCGGGTAATGGATATGCGGTAATTAGATTTTTACCTGCTCCCAAAAATGAAGATTTGCCGTTTGTACAAATCTGGAATCATGGTTTTCAAGGTCCAGGCGGAAAATGGTATATTGAAAACTCTTTGACCACTATCGGCAAAAACGATCCTGTGTCTGACTATAATACTGAACTTTGGAATTCTGGAGTTGAAGCAAATAAAGAGATTGCTCGTAAACAGAAACGCCGCTTAACATACATCTCAAATATTCTAGTTGTTAAGGATCCTGCTCATCCTGAAAATGAAGGTAAGGTATTTCTTTTCAAATATGGCAAGAAAATTTGGGAAAAAATTAAAGATAAAGCTGAACCTCAATTTGAGGATGAGAAACCTATCAACGTGTTTGACTTCTGGGATGGAGCTAATTTTCGTTTAAAAATTAGAAACGTTGAGGGGTACAGAAATTATGACAAATCCGAATTTGAAAGTACTACTCCTGTATCTAATGATGATGATAAAATTGATGCATTGTGGAGTATGCAACATTCTTTGATGGATTTCTTGGATCCGAAGAATTTTAAGTCATATGAAGATCTTAAAGCTAAATTAAATATGGTGCTTGCTACAGGTGTAGCATCAGGCAGCAAAAAAGCAGAAAATGTGGACTTGGATGATCCAACGTCCGAAGGAGAAGAAGTACGTCCTCCTAAGACTCAAGTTGTTACTAAATCTAATGCCCCAGCTAAGGACTTGGATTTCGATGATGATGAGGAGTCAATTTCGTACTTCGCTAAACTAGCAAACGACGACTAGTCCTAGCTGGATTCGACTCCCGTCACTTAAAATATAGTGGCCTTGGATCGACTGAAGGATGACAAATTGTCAATTTTAACTAAGGAAACAAAATGAAAACTTTAATCGCACTTTTAGCAGCACTTGGTTTTACTTTTGCGTATGCAGCTGACGCTAAGAAGGAAGAAGCCAAAAAAGCTGAACCTCCCAAAGCTGAAGCTAAGAAGGAAGAGCCTAAGAAGGATGAGACTAAAAAAGATGAAGCCAAGAAAGACGGCGACAAGCCAAAGGTTAAACCAGTTGGTAAAGATGGTAAACCAGCGGCAGAACCAGCCAAGAAGTAATTGTGTTCACAAAAAAGGGGCTCTAGCCCCTTTTTTACGCTATACCATATGATGCTCTAGTTTTAATATACTGTTCTAATGACGAAGGTAACCCGCCTCTAGGGGTTGCTGAAGGTGCTTGAATAGGTGATTGATTATCAGATGTTTGAGTAATATTGTTTACTACCATATTACCTATTCCGTTACTTGATCTTTTTAGTTCTTCATTTTGTTGTGATGCCGATGATAAATTATTTTCCTGTAAATTAGCAGGAGTAATATCGGGACCAGCACCAGTTATCTCTTTTATTTTTTTAGAAATATCTTTAGAATCTAGTAGTCCGAAAGATAGGCCAGAAATAGCACTTCCTGCCGCTGAAGATAATTTTTCTCCAAGTGTAGCTTCTCTGTTTTGTATATCTAAATTTTCAGTCGCATTCATATAACCAGCAGTTGCGTCCATTGCACCCAATGCAGCAGTTACCGGTAATGCAAGCTTGCCTACAGTTCTTAAACCTGTCATAGCAACTTTTCCTGCACCTTTAATAAAATTCTTAAATTTGGAAACTTTACTAGCAGCAGTAGCTGCTCCTGAAGCACCCACTGCCCCTGCTGCGCCGCCCATATTAATATTAGTTTCAGAAACTTCTTTTGGTTCAACATCTATAATATCATCAGTCTTTTTAGTAACTTCCATAGGTAAAGAAGGTTTAGAAACTACCGATTGATTAGGACCTGCCAGTAAAGGTAATGCAGGTGGTTCTTTCTTAGTCTGGACAATATCTTTTATATTTCTTTGCATTTGACCACCAGTGTAACCTGGTATATTTTTTTGAGTAAAATCTGGCCCTAATCTAGTAATTTTTACTTCTTGTTTTTTATTGTTTTCTAATCTTCTAGAATTATAAATACCTTTTATATTTCCTTGCATTTGACCACCAGTGTAACCTGGTATATTTTTTTGAGTAAAATCTGGTCTTAATCTAGTAATTTTTACTTCTTGTTTTTTATTGCTTTCTAATCTTCTAGAATTATATGGCAATTCTAGAAGATTTTCTTTACCTATATCTATAATTTCTGGTCTGTTTAATCTTGTTCTTGTTGTAGTAGGTCTATCTCTTTTCTCCAAAATTTTTCTTATTTTGATTACTTCTGTCAGTAATTTAATTGATATCCCTTTATCCACTACATCTGAATTAGTTAAATCTGATAGTTTTAATTTTCTTTCTGTAATAGTTTTTTCTGTTCTATCGGAATCACCATTTGTTTCCACCATTAATTTATTTTTATTGGTGAAAAAATTAAAAATGTCCTTCAATCCCTCACCAAAATCTTTGATAAAATTAATAGGATTCAAACCTGCAGTAGTACCTATTTTTTCGTTTTCTAAATCAAATTCATTTTTAGTAATTTGATTCTTGGCAAGTTTGATCTTAAGATCTTCTCTTGCTCTTGCCTGTTCACCAGACTGAAATAGATATGAACGATTTTTTTGATCTTTACTAGCAAAAGAAGTAAATACATCTCTAAAATTTAAAGGTTGATTACCTATTGTTTGTCTTAATAATCTTCTATCCTGTGGATTAGTGACATATACTATTTCACCTTTATTAGTCATAGCGGGCGAAGATTGTCCCGGTTTATTATTTTTTACTAAAGGGGAATTGGTTAAAGCTTTAAAGATTTTTTCTAGATTAGCATTAACGTTGGTTATTCCTTTTTCAAGATCATTAAGTTCTTTCTTAAGTAAAGTAGATGACGAAATACTACTTTGTTTTATTTCGTTTATAATTTTTTTAGTGACAGGATCTACATTATCTTTTTTCAAGGATTCTCTTAATTTTTCTAATGCCATTTGGTATCCATTAGCTTTTAGTTTTACTTAATTTTATTTTTTCATTTTCCTCATTGACATATTGAGTCAATAAGGTTACATATATTTCTCTTTCCCAGGGTAGCATATTTTCTATTTCTGATAAAGAATACTTATGATGATGCATCAATGCAAAATTTAATTTGAAATAGTTAACAAGACTTTCCTGCGAAAGAGCTAGACGAAAAAATTTTGTAGACCCTCCAATATTACTTTATTTGGATGCCCACACTTATCGCAATTTTTCTCTATTATCTGTTTTAGTTTCGGCATAGTCAAAAAGAAATCTTCAAGCTTTTCAAATTGATCTTTAGACATACTATTTACGAAATCGCTTAATTCTTCGTAAGTTTGTTCAGATGCTTCATATACATCATCTTTAGTATAAATTGTTTTTATACTTTTTACTACTAATTCAAATGTATCTACTTCTGTACCAGATTGAAATAATTTAAGTACGTCCTCGAATTTCGGATATTTTAAGATTATACTTATTTCATCATTTAATTTAATTTTATTACTATGGTTTTCGTTCTTATCTACTTTAGCATGTAATAGATTTACAGTTATATCATTCTTCTCATTGCAATTTTCACAAGTTAAAACTAAATCCATAGTTTCACCTATAGATTTGGCTCTTAAAATCATAAACAAATATTCAATATCAAAATTGGCCAATTCATTTATTTTTAATTTTTTAAATGTACACGCATCAACTAAATCAGTAATTACTCTTGCTATTTCTACTTCATCTGCTGCTGTTAATGTAAGTAAAATTTTATGTTCTTTTACTAAGAAAGGCCTAAATGTAATTTTTTGTCCTGTTGATGGTAATTCTGTAGTATAAGTCGGCGTCTCAAGTTTTGGCAAAGGCATATAGTCTCCTATGATGCAACATATGGTTGCTCAGTATTAGGCTCAAGAATAGTAGTTGGATTGGAAGCAGTTGATACGTTGTTATCTAATTTAGAAGATTGTTCTCTATTTCTAACTATATCCTCTCTAACAAAAGGATTAGGTGCAATTGTTCTAACATCTGATTTCGCTCCTATAGGTTTAGATGTCCATCTTCTATAGGTAAAGGTTATAGCTAATCTATGAAAATTACCATTTGATGAATTATTAAGTTCCATAATATTCATAGATCTTGGAAAAACATCAATCAAGGTTACGTTGTATGTAATTTCTTCTTTTTCGTCTAGTTGTTTTAATTCAATTCTTCCTAAATAATTATTTTGATATTTTACGAGATATGTTTCGGGTTCAATAACTAAATCTATCCAATCCTCGAAAAATCTTTTTACTACCATATCTTTGTCCACAAGAAAATTTATAATTAAACCATCCCCACCCATTTCGTAGGATTTAGGCCTATAGTATCTCGGCCCAAATATTTTTTGAGATTGTATCTCCATATTAATTGGAGGAAGATTAGTAGCATCAGCTAATAGGGATGCTATTTCAGCTTGATATTTTTCTAAACTTAAAGGTGGTAATATGATAACTTCAAAACGATTGGTTCTGGATAAACCTTTTCCTAAAACCTGAGTTTTAAAGTTTTCTAAATTAAAATTTGATTCAGCTAGTGCCATTAGTATTTTGCTTTACTATCTCTCCATACTTGTGATTTATCTGCACCGACAAATCTCTCTATGGGTAGTTGGGATGCAGTCAACCAATCTTGATATGGTATGTTTAAGAATCTGCTTTCTATATGTTGAGTCAAATAATGTTTAACACATGCTTGTGCTGCAGAAAATTTAGATGACGCTACTAAAATTCTCCATGATAAATTTAATTTGGTATCATCACTTTCATTACTAGAAATTAAATCTGTTAGTGCCCCTAAAAGTTTAAATCTAGCCAAATAGGGTAGATAATGAATATTAATACCGAAAAATCCCCCTTTTACTTTTCTAAATGGAAATACTAAAGGGAATTTATCGTAGTATGGTAGAACATTTTTAAACTTGGGGTCATACGCAAATAAATACATTTTACCTGGTATAATTGTACTTGTTAACGAGCTACCTTTCAATAAGCTTTCTGGTCTTGTACTACCAAGTCTTTTTATTTGATCTTGATACCAAGTATAAGACTTTGCAGAATCGCCTGCATTATTTCTTATGTTATCAAAAATATTAGCCATTTTATTATTTATTTGTTTTACTGATACCTAAATCTTTTTCAGTCAATATTAAAAATTTCCAATTTCTATCCTCACAGAATTCAAACGCTGCTTTCCATTTTGCTTCATTTACACCATACTGAAATACCTCATCTATAAATTTTTTGGTTTTATTTTTAGGAATTGCAGGAGGTTTGGTGAATTTTTCGGGTTTTATTTCTATAAGGTATCTTTGAACAACGTTGTTTTTATCCTTTACTCTAATATAAAAATCTACAAAATACCTATGAATTTTTCTATCCAAAGGCGATATATAGGGTATTACGACAGTTTCTGACCCCCATTCTAGAACTGATGGATTAGTATCGCACCATTTCATAAATCTCAATTCCCACAGAGACCTATAAACAATATTGAAAATATCCCCATTGTATTTTTTAGAATTTGTAGGTCTAAATTTGCCTTTATAAGTATTGGTATACATATTGATATAAATAAATAATAACCTTATTTATAGACAAAGATGACACAGCCGAGAATTATACCAGAATTACCAGTAGATACATCCTCAGATATAACTACTCAAATTAATAGACTTGACGTGTCTGGGGTAGGTACTTTACTTTCTGAAGATAGGCATAGTCTTGATATTAGATATTTTCCTGATAATTTAGGTGATAGAGATTTACAACATTACGTTTTATTTCAAATAAATGTGAGAGGCAAGTCTAAAGTTCAATATGGTTATGATACGTTAGAAGGTGAGATTATAAGAAACAACAGAGCACAATTAAATCCTGACGAATCTGGAAGAGCATTTGATTTATCTGTTGGTTTGATTGCTGGTGGTGCATTAGCTGCGTTTGGTGCTAAAAAAATTTACAGTACAATTTCTAGTGTAGGTGGGAGGTCTGGATCAGCTGGAGCTAGAGCAGCTGGCTCAGTGATAGGCGGAGCTGCTGCATTAGGCACTGTTTTAGCTACTGCAGAAGCAGGTAGAGCGGTTTCTAATCAAATTAGGACAGGCAGTTCTATTACTCAACCTGATAAGATGTATAGGCTTCGAAAGGCATTAGCTTTACATCTTGAAGAAAAACCAACAGTTAGATATTCTGCAGAGTATTCAAATAAGGATTTAGGGGCGCTAGCAGGATTTCTTGGTAAATTTTCTAGTGCAACTGGTGCTATCTCAGGGATAGCAAATAGTTCTGAAGTTATGCCCGCTGTGGCTATGGCGGTAGCAAAAATACCTCAAATAGCAGGTATCAATACAGTGGATCTATTAAGATCCTCTGCCAAAGTCACAACTAATCCTTTTAGAGAAGTCCTTTTTGAATCTGTTGCTTTTAGAACATTTAACTTTAAATATAGATTTTTACCTAAAAGTGATAAAGAAACTGAAGATGTATATAGTATTATCAATACATTTAAAGAGCATATGCTTCCATCGGTTTCGCCTGAAAGATTATTTTTTATATATCCTTCAGAATTTCAAATTGGATACTATTTCCAGGATAGAGAAAATGTTTTTTTCCACAGATTCGCTCCTTGTGCATTAGTTGATATGCAAGTTGAATACGGAAGCGGCGAAGGGTTTTCTAGTTTTACTGATGGCGCGCCTACAGAAATAAACATGGTACTTAGTTTCAAAGAACTAGAAGTAATAACAAGAGAAAAAAGTAAAGCAGGTTTCTAATGTATTTTCAAAAATTCCCTTACATGATTTATACGTTAGATGATTATGTTACTGGTCAACTAACTAAAGATATTTTTAGAAGAGTAGTAGCCTTAGATGAGTTAAAAAGTAATTACTCTGCCTTTGATCTTTATGATATTAAAGAGGGGGAAACACCAGAAATATTAGCAGATAAAATCTATGGCAACTCTACACTTCATTGGGTAATTCTTTTAACTAATGATATAATAGATCCTAGATTTGATTGGCCTTTAAATTATTATAATCTTTTTGAATATTGTAAGAGCAAGTATCATTCTATAGAATCTAAAGAAATATTTTTATCTGGTAATACGGTTGCATCTGAATCCACAGATGTTATTTCTTTTATAAAAACGCTTTCTGTAAATAATGAAATAGTAATTTCGGGGTCAGTAAATACAGGCAATAACGGTACATATCAGGTAAGTAGTATCGCAAGTAGCAAAACTAGTTTTACTGTTACTAATAATGGAGCTTCTGTTACATTCACAAATGAAGCCAAAAATAGTTACATTAGATTATTTTCAGATCATTTAGGCCAAATTCATCATTATGAAGATTCCAAAGGTAATATTGTTTATTCTTCGGGGACAGGTGTAACTTCGGTGTCTAACTTTGAATATGAAGAACAATTGAATGAAAGTAAACGAAGAATTAAAATTTTGAAACGAAATTTCATTTCGTCTATTGAACAAGAATTAGAACAAGTATTAAGACCTTAATATGGAAGATTCTAAAGGTATTGAAAGAGCCGGTTCGGTTTATATAGAAAAAATACAAATTTTAAGTTCTAAAGGTATATTATTAGACTTAGATGATTATTTGATAGAAATAAATTTGTATGAAGATATTTTTACACCTATGATGAGAGGCAGTATTACTCTATCTGATAGTAGAAATTTAATTGAATATCTGCCTATTATATGCCAAGAATTTTTAATAATGAAAATTTCTACACCGACGTTTGAACAAAAAATAGAAAAAACTTTTAGAATATATGGAATAAAAGATAGGATTTTAGCTAGAGATAAAAATACGCAAGTATATACTTTAAATTTTATTTCCGCAGAAGCTTTGTTTGATGTTAATCTTCCTATATTTAAAAAATTCGAAGGTGTAGTATCAGATGTTGTTGGTGAGATATTCTCTAATTATGTTTCGTTGAATAGGACAATTAATTCTGCTAATAATACTACAGATGAAATTAAATCCAGCGAACTAAGAGTTTTAGTTGAAACTTCTAATAGTGTTAAATTTGTGAGTCCTGGATGGACTCCATTCAAAATTATAAATTGGTTAGCATCTAAATCTATTCCAAAAGAAGGTACTGCTTGTAATTTTTTATTTTTTGAAACGAATAAAGCATTTTATTATACTACCATAGAATATCTATTTGATACTGCTAGAAAGAACAACTTGTACTTGGGTACCTACAGTATGTCAATTTCTAATATAAGAGATAACAAAAAAGCAGGATCAGATATAGAAAGAGAATTTTTTATTGTGAATGGGCTTAGACAGATAGAAGGTATAGACAATTTTCAAAATTACATGAATGGGTATTTGTCTAATAGATTAATAGCATTAGATATCAACAATAAAAAATATGAGATTGTGGATTACGACCATACTCAAAAGTATTTTGAGTATGAGCATGCTGATCCTGCACCTGTGCCTTTTTTTAGCACAACTCAAGATGAGGAAATAGTTAATCCCGCTATTAGTATATCATATTATCCAGTACAACCTAAATTATTTAACGACTTTAAAGATAATATAAGTGAAAAAGTAAAAGATGTTTATGGAAATAGAAAATCTAATCTTATGGATTTAACACAATTTAAATTGGACATAACTATAAGTGGTAGGACTGACGCAGAAGTAGGATCATTACTATATTTAAGTTATCCTGGTCTACAACCGGTAGATGAGTCCACTACCGAAAAACAATACGAAGATAAATTATTTTCTGGTTATTATATTATAACTGCTATTAATCACAAGATAACAAAACATGAACATAATATGATTTGTGAGGTAATAAAAGATGGTATTGCCTCGTCTGTTGAAAAAGGACGTGAAGGATGAAAATTTTTAATAAAGATGGATTCAATTGGTGGATAGGTGTTGTAGAAGATAGAATGGATCCGGAAAAACAAGGCAGATGCCGAGTAAGAATTTTCGGATACCATACAGAAGATAAGGAAGTACTACCTACTGAAGATTTGCCCTGGGCTATTCCAATACAACCGATAACTTCAGCAGGAATATCTGGTATAGGAACTACACCTTTAGGGCCTGTCACTGGTACATGGGTACTAGGATTTTTCCTTGACGGGGAGGATATGCAACAGCCAGCAATGTTGGGTACTATTGCAACATCTGTATCATCTACAGTTTATAAAAGTGCTGAGGACAAAGAATCATTAGTTAATAAGAATGATGGATTTTTAAGAGATTCAAACGGGGAAATAGTGACGGATTCTTCAGGGACTCCAATAAAGGCGGCAGTTCCTGCAGTAGAGGGTTGGGTATTGGGACAGACATCTGAAAAATTTGAATCTGGGGGAAGAGGACCAGGAATTATAAATGATTATAACGGAGCAAGTTCTGAAGATTATGGTGGTGCATCTTATGGATCCTATCAATTAGCATCTTATTTACCTTCAATATTGCCCAATGGTAAAGCAAGACCTAAAAGTAAAAATTCTCCGGTTTTAAACTATATTAGTAATTCAAAGTTTTCAGATAGATTTCAAGATTTAGAACCAGCAACTCCAGCGTTTGATTCTAAATGGAAAGAGATTGCTTCTAATGAAGCTAGTGCATTTAAAAAAGATCAGCATGATTATATCCAAAAAGTTTACTATGATGTTATGGTTGCTAATTTGATAAGAAACGAATTAGATTTGAGAAATTTTGGCCCTGCTGTACAAGATCTTATTTGGTCAACTTCTGTACAACTAGGTCCTAATAGAACGGATGTTTTTACAGTTCCCCTTAAAGATAAAGCTGAACTTACAGATAAAGATATAGTAGAATTGGTATCAAATTACAAAATAAAGAATGTAGACAATCTCTTTAAGTCAAGTTCTCAAGAAATCAGAAATAGTGTAAGAAATAGGTACGAAGAAGAAAAGAATAGTTTATTAGGTTTGATAACTGCATGAATCCATTAGAAATAACCCTTACCAACGCATTAGTAAATGCTATAAGTAGTTCTCTACAAACTTATAATGTAAATCTTGTTCAAAATAATGGATTATCCACATCCATTAGTAATATAGCAACAGAAATTGCAAAGGAAATAATTTTATCTACATCCTTGCAAAGTAATAGTGCTATTAACTCTATTCCTTTGAATACTGTAGGACCATATAATCCTTTAGATTTGGTATCGCAAAATAGAAATGCTAGCTATGTAAGCGGAATTATTTCTCCAGCTATATCTACTACTATAGATAGCCAAATAAATGCATTAGTGTCAAGTAAAATTAGTAGTCTTATTTCGTTTAATACTTCTTCACAATTTCAAAATATAGCAGGTTTAGGAAATTTAAAATCACAGATTTTACTTAGTTTGCAACCTGTTTTATCTAACAGTATTTCTCAGGCAATCAGTTCATTTAGTTCAGGTCTTTTTAATAAAAATGTAGTAACTATACCTTTAGTCGGTAATATAGGTAGTTTATTTAATACCGCCGATCCTACTATTGCCCTGCAAAATTATACTTTATCATATAATAATAATCAAGTTACTAGTCTTTTAGGCTCACTTCAAAATTATAATGTCTTAAATCAAGATAATAAAGACAAACTACAAGTTTTACAAACTGGTTTTGTTGATCCTACTGCTACATATCCGACAAATGATTACAATGGATCAGATACAAATAAGTTAGCTAGGGGCGAAGTTCAAGGTACTATTGTACAGACTAAAAATAAAAATAGAATGATAGGAGCCAAACTTCCCAATGGAATGTCTTGGTCTCAACCCGAATCTCCCTACAAAGGAGAATACCCTTATAATAAAGTGACGAATACTGAGAGAGGACATATCATTGAAATAGATGATACTCCGGGCGCAGAAAGATTACATATCTATCATAGATCAGGTACTTTTATAGAAATAGATGCCAATGGATCAGTTATTAAAAGGGCTATGGGATCCAATTATGAAATAGTAGATAAAAACGGCTATATTTCTATTGCAGGAAAAGCTGACATTTCTATTAACGGTGAATGTAATATTTTTGTAGGCAATGATGCTAATATTGAGGTAGAAGGTGACACTAATTTAACTTGCCATAATGATATAACAGCTACTGCAGGCGGCACTTTTAATATGTCTGCTGTAGAAAGTTTCAATATTAGAAGCGCTAACGTTTTTATAGAAGCGGATAACCAATTACATTTAAAGGCAAATGCGACACTAAGAATAAATAGTGTAGGTGATTTGCATGCAAATGCTATTGGAAATATGTTCATAACAGCTGAAGATATGTATCAAAAATATTTAGGTGCGTACTACAGCGAGATAACTTCGGATATGCACACCAAAGTAACAGGAGACACTTACCTTTCATCCAACAAATACTACGGTAAACATAATGATGAATTATTTGTACAATCTGAAGGCGCACAGAATTATAAATCTGCAGATAATCTTCGATTTACTGGTAATAGAATAGATTTAAATGGTACTGGGTCTAATGTGGCTGCCGATTCTGAAGAAGCTACCACATCTCAAACTGCGTTATCTGCTAATAGTGCATCAATTGGATTGATGCTCGGAAGAAAAGATATAAATTACATAGATATTCCAGACCCTGGATTCTTGACGTTGAGGGATCAGTATGCATTGACTGCTGAAGAACCAGGATCTACAGAATCTGAAATTAAAAAAGCCAAAGATGAGGCAATTAAAGCAGGCATTATTCCTAAGGAAAAATTTGAGGAAGTTGTTATATCCAACGATTCAGATAGCTCATCTTCAAATAATTCCACCTTTATTTCACCTAATGCAGAGTTGAAAAAATTATTAGATGCTCCAGATAATTTTTCGCTTTCACCTAATTTTACTCTTGCAATGTTATCTACTAAAACAGCAGTATCGAAAGCCAAGGTTGTATCTCAAAGAGGTTTAACATTTGGTGAAATACTTTTTAATTTGCAGGGTGTTGCTTTAAATATATGTGAACCAGTTTTAAAATTGTATCCAAATATGTTTATTACTTCAGGTTTTAGATTATCAACAGGATCATCTAGTACTTCACAACATCCTTTGGGTATGGCAGTAGATATTCAATTTAAAAATGTATCCAAAAAGGAATATTTTGAAATAGCAAAGGCTCTAGCAAAAGTATTAAATTATGATCAACTTTTACTAGAATATTCGTCATCCACCAATAATCCTTGGATTCATATTTCAGTTAATTCTAATAAACGCAGAAATCAGGTAGCTACTTTTAATAATCATGCCTTATATAGTAATGGTTTAGCTCAGTTAGCCTAATAAATAATAATTAATTAGGAAAATTAATGAGTAATGGGGTATGCAGATCAACTATTGATAAACTAAATAATGTCGTCGTTATAAGTAGCACTAATAATAGTACAGTATTTTGTGAAGATAATAAAATTAATGTTAGGGGAGATTTAACTCCGCATCCTGGTAGCGGTTCTCATTCGGCTTCTGCTTTTACTGTTGTCAGTGCATATTCATCTTCTGTTTTTATTAATGATAAATCTGTAGTTAGAATAGGAGATTTTTCATCGTGTGGTACTCATGCTGTTGTAGCAGGGGCAACAAGTACAGTATTTTGCGATTAATAAATATCTAAATGGCAACAATAAATAGAAAAGTTAGGCAATTTACAGATTTAAATCTGCTCTTCACTAGGCATCCCGATACTGCAGACGTGACTAAAAAGAACAACGAAGAAGCCATAAAAGCTTCTTTGCGTAATCTAATATTGACTAAGAATTACGAAAGACCATTTCATTCAGAAATAGGATGTCAAGTACATTATTTAATGTTTGAGAATTGGAATCCAATCTCCAAAAGAATAATGCGGCAAACTATTTTGGATACTATTAAAAAATTTGAACCAAGAGTTGAAATACTTCGATTAGAAATAGCATCTAAAGAAGATTTGAATGCTTTTGAAATTACAGTTGAATTTTTAATAATTAATACACCAGATCCTGTTACATTTAAAACACTTATAAGTAGAGTAAGGTAATGGCGAATCTCAGAATAGCAGAATTAGACTTCGATGCTATCAAGACTAATCTTAAAAATTATCTTAAATCTCAATCAGAATTTACGGATTATGATTTCGAAGGTTCAAGTATTTCTATTCTGTTAGATATACTTGCATATAATACTCACTACAATGCTTACTTGGCAAATATGCTTGCCAACGAAATGTTTCTAGATTCTGCAGTAAAAAGAGAATCTGCTGTATCTATAGCTAAACATCTAGGATATATAACAAGATCAGTAAAGGGAGCTAGCGCAGTAGTAGATATAACTGTAAATAGTCCTTCAGGATCACCAAGCTCTTTGACACTTCCTAAATTTACTTCTTTTTCTACAATAATTGATGGATCGTCTTATTCTTTTTTAAATACTGAAGCTAAAACTATTAATCCTGAAAATGGGGTTTACACTTTTAATGATGTTTCCATAACAGAGGGTATTGCTTATAGTTTTAGATTTACTGTTGTAGATCCAGGACCAACAGAAAAATATGAAATACCTAATGCTAACCTAGACACGAATACTTTATCTGTCACTGTACAAACATCTGCTTCAGATTTTACTGTAGAAACATATACTAAAGTAGACAACATAACTGATCTAGATGGGTATTCCAAGGTATTTTATCTTGAAGAAAATACAAAAGAAAAATATGAAATTTATTTTGGTGATGGTATTCTAGGCAAAAAATTAAATGCTGGTAATATTGTTATAATCAACTACTTGGTATCAAGTGGAACTATAGGAAATGTTTCTAGTGAAATAGATCAATCATTTTCATATAGCGGCACAATTAATGGTGGTACTGTAACTGTTACAACAGTTAGTAATTCTACAGGTGGTGCTAATAAAGAATCCATAACTGAAATTAAATTTAATGCGCCTAAAGCTTATTCTTCTTTGGATAGAGCAGTAACTTTAAACGATTATGAGACTTTAATAAGACAATATTATCCATATGCTGAATCTATTTCGGTATGGGGAGGAGAGGATAATATTCCTCCTAAATATGGTAAAGTTATTATTTCACTTAAACCCTATTCCGGCTTCACAATAAGTGATAGTGTAAAAGAAGATATTAAAAATAATTTACTAAAAAATAAACAAGTTGTAGGTATTACGCCAGAATTTGTTGATCCTAATTATATACATGTTGGTTTGGAAGTTTATGTAAAATACAATTCTAAATTAACTACATTCTCAAGTTCAAATTTAACACTATTAATTCAACAGACGATTGAAGATTATTTTAGATTGAATCTTCAAAAGTTTGACAATGATTTTTATCATGGTAAAATTTTAAATGATATATTGGATATAGACACAGCTATTTTGAGTTGCAATTTAGTGCCGAAACTTCAATTGAGAATTACTCCGACATTAGGGCAGGAAAATTCATATATTTTAAATTACAAATTAAAATTTAGTAATAGAATTTTACCAAATAGTTTAACATCAACTGTTTTCTATATTACTAATAATGCTATTTCGACGAAATGTTATTTAAAAGATGTTGCTATTAATTCAACTGACTACGATGGTGTAGGTGTTATTTCTTTATATAATTATGATACCGATTTAAAATTATTAGAAAATATAGGCAGTATAAATTATGCTACAGGCGATCTAAGTATAGATTCCATTACGCCTGAAGGATATTACGCAGGACAAAGTGATCTTAGAATTACAGCTAAAATACAACCAGGATTTTATGATATTCTTTCCAACAAAGAACAAGTTCTTCTCTTAGATAATTCAACACAAGATACTAATAATAACAGATTTAAAGGTCTTGATATTTCTCTTTCAATAAAGAATGATTAATAGAATAACAGAAAGAGTATCCTCTCTAGTTTTCTCTCAGTTGCCTGAATTTGTCAGAGGCGACTATGCCTTGTTTGTGACATTTTTAGAAAAATATTATAAATTTTTAGAGCAAGATAGTAATGCTCAAGAATTAATACAAAATGCGAGAAAATATAGAGACATAGATCAAACTATTGATAATTTAATTAATACGTTTTTATTAAACTATGGACCTGAATTACCTTTATCCATAGTTGCTAATAAGAAAATTGTCATAAAATATCTAAGGGATTTTTTCAAATCTAAAGGTAACATAGGATCTTTTGAATATCTATTTAGAATTTTATATAATGCGAATGTATCGGTATCTTATCCTTTTGAAAAAGTACTAAAAGCATCAAATTCATCATGGATAGAAAATCTTGTGATGAAAGTAGTAAGTACAGGTGGAAATACTTTTGATTTGAAAAGTACTACTATACGAGGACAAACTTCTGGTGCTACAGCTATAGTTGAAAATGTAGTACAATATTACGAAAATAACTTGGATGTGTATGAACTAACACTACAAAGAGGATCAGTTATTGGGACATTTTTATCAAATGAAATAGTAGTTGGCGTAAAAATTGTATCAAAAACTAATATCCCTGATCAAAATTTAACTAAAACATTTTCTGGTAATAATAGAAGTTTTGTTTCTTTACTGTATACTACCTATTTCGAAAGAACCCCTGCCACAATAGAATTAGACTATTGGACAGATTTAATTGATAAAAGAGCGTTAACTAAAAGACAAGTTGAATATGATACTTTTGTTGTGGGAGAAACTGTTTCTCCTCAGGCAAGAATTTTAAATATTGTAACAGGAATAAGTATCATAAATGGCGGTTTCGGATACAAGGTTGGGGATACTGTTGTAGTGGAAGATAAAGGATATTATGCTAAAGGGATCGTTACCAAAGTTAAAGATACAGGTGATTTGAATAGACTAGGAGCCATTCGAGAAATAAAATTGTCTAGGTTTGAAGCAAAAGCTAATGGTTTTGTAGTTCCTGATATTATTCAATCTAATTCATTTCCTATCCCGTCAAAATTTTTTATACCGCCAGTTGATCGAAGTAAATCTTTGAATGTGAAATCTGCTCCTTATAATGCAACAGGTGACGGCACTACTATTGATGAAACTGCCATTCAAACTGCTCTTACTAATGCAGGAACACTTGCAACTACATTAGGTAGAGCAAATGTTTATATTCCTACAGGTACTTATATAATTTCTAATTACTTAAATGTTCCTTCCAACGTTTCAATAATAGGCGATGGAATATCATCTATAGTTAAAAAACAGAGTAGTCCTGCGAGACTTACTAATTTAGTTTTTAGAAATGTTTTGAATTCTAATGTATATTTTTATAATTTAAAAGTGGAAGGAAATAAAGAATATGCTAATACCACAAGTAGTTTAGATGAAAATTATGGTATAGTAACTTACTTATCAAATAATATTATTTTAGATAGAGTACATGTTTCTAATGTTTATGGAATAGGTATAGGATTTTCTAATTCCCAGAACAATTTAGCGAAAAATTGTAAAGTGGAATTTAGTGGTAATCTTCAATCTGGATTTTGGAACGGCAGTGACACTTCTGGAAACATAGGCAATCATTATTATTTAAATTGTGAGAGCAGTTATAATGATGGTGATGGATTGACATTTGCCACTAGTAATGTATATATTTACGGTGGAAGATTTTATAACAATGGATTAATATTGTATCCCAATTGGCCGTCAGGCGCATTGGGCAGTGTAGGAATTTTTGGAAATTATTCCGCAAATATTCAAAACGTTTTTATACAGGATGTTCAATGTTTTAATAATTCTGAATCTGGTACAGATTTCAGGGGTAACAATATATTTGTATCCAAAGGCGTATTTTATAATAATGGATTAACTGGTATCAAAATAGAACCCTTTTCAAATAATATTACTATTGCCAATTGTATAGTATACAATAATGGTGCTAATACTAGCATAAGTATTAATCCTCAGTATTGGAGCAAATCTGGCATAGCGTTTGACGGCACATCTAATCTTTTAATTATAGATAATTATATCGGTGACACCAGGCAAGGAAATGCTAAAACTCAAAAATATGGTATAGAGTTTATGAATGCAGGTACAGATTTTTCTCCGATACATAAAAATATACCAACTTCTAATGTAGTTTACATAGACAGAAATTATATAGAAGGAAATAAAGAAGCTGTAAGTAATTTAGATCCTGCTGTTTATACTTATGCTAATCTAAATTTTCTTACATACAAAGTATCTACTTCGCCTTTTGCTGATATCTATACACCGGTAGTAAAAATCCGAGGAAATTATTATACTGATACGAGTAATGTGGTATATGCTAAGTTACAATTTAATCATGGATTGGTACCGGGGGATAATGTTACTATAAAATTTTCTGGTAATTCTCAAAGTTATTTGAATGGAACTAACCAAACTTATACGATACTCACTGTTAAAAAGAAAAATGAATTTACTGTGCAAGCAGCGGGCCCTAGTACTACTAGTATAGTTATTACTTCTGATACTACTACGATTACATCTGATAACACTTATTATACTTCTGATCTGACATTTAATGATGCAGTAATTACAAGCGGTTACCTATATGTAACTTACACTGGACCAGCGAATTTGATAGTGTCAACAGGTGTTATTGGATCGTATGTAGGAAATTGGCGTGATGGACAAAGTATTGTTTCAGATATGGCAGTTTTTCAAGGTAGAGATCGAGGACTTTCTGATAGCGACCCTGTAAAATTTCAACCGTTCTCGTATGCTTTAAAGACAGATCTAGACATGGATTTGTGGTTCGATGTTAATAAATCTCTTGTGCATCCGGTAGGAAAAGGTGTTTTTTCTGAATATACTATAGAATCAATTGCTGATAATTTAGTAGATTTCGGAGGATCAGTAACTGTTAATGGTACAGAGTCAACTATAACCTAATAAATATTTTTATTTACACATGGCAGCATTTATAACCAATAAAAACAAAGTATTCGTAGCAGAATCATTTATTAATGAATTTGATGTTATTACTTCTAAAAACGTTCCTCAGGATATTAATATTGCTGGCACATTCGTAGGTGTTGATACAGATTTTATGACGGAACTTTATGAATACTATTTTGGTAGAGCACCTGATGCCCCAGGATTGGCTTATTGGTTGTCTGTACTATCAAGTGGTGCTGCCTCGAGGCGTCAAATAGAAATAGAAACTTTTTTACAAGGTGAAGGTAATGTAATAAATTCTCTTTACTTCACCTCGGGTAGGCCAAATAAATGGACTAGTGAATATATTCCTGATCTTAATATAGCAAGCGTTTTTTCCAGTGCGTCTAATACAGAATTTGTTTCTAATCTATTTTTGAATTATTACTTGAGAGATGCAGATTCTGGAGAACTACAATATTGGGCAAGTGCAATAGACAATGGAACTTTAACTAGAAGAAATGTCGAATTAAATTATTTTGTTCCTGGAGAGGATAGAAACGTTGATATAGTTAATTTGGGAACTAAAGAATATCTTTACTGGGATGAAATTATTTCTCTTAAAAGAGTAAATACCAATGATATCAAGTTAGTGGTACCGAAACATAGTTGGTCCTCAGGCACAACTTATTTGCAATATGATGATACTATTCCCAAGCTAATGGGTAACGCTTTTTATGTACTTAATTCTGAATATAATGTTTATAAATGTATATCAAATAGCACTGTTTCATCAACAATAGAACCTTTGGGTACTAGCGCAACTACATTTAAAACTGCTGATGGTTATAAATGGAAATACATGTACACTATAGATGCGGGAGATCAAGCTAAATTTATTACTAATGCATATATGCCTGTAGATTTTGAATCTACCGTAGTGAATTCTGCTCAAGACGGCGCTATAGAAAATATAGTTGTTATAAACAGCGGTAGTAATTATATTAATACTGCAGATGTAGTTGTTACCATAACTGGCGATGGAGATGGTACTGCTAGAGCTAATGCTAATGTTGTTAGTAACTCTATAGTAGGATTTAATATTATTACCCCTGGAAATAATTATAGAATAGCAAATGTTACTATTGTTGGTCTAAACGCAGGTAGCGGAGCGAAAGGTAGGGCGGTAATTGGTCCATATGGTGGTCATGGATATGATCCTAAAAATGAATTGGGTGCTTATTATGCAATGGTATATACTAATCTTGCTTATAGTGAAACCAATTTTCCAATAAGATCTTACAGAAGAATTGGGTTGTTAAAAAATCCTATTATTAGAAATACTGATTCTGTTGCTACTGTAGCAACAATTAATGGTAACTATTCTATTAATTTACTAAGTAATTCTAATACATTTTTTGTTGCAGATGAATACATAACAGGAAATATATCTGGAGCGAATGCTTTTGTTGTTTCTGTATCAAGTGATAATAAATATATTAGATACATACAATCCAAAGATTCAACAAATAATTTTACATCTTTTTTACCTGGCGAAAGAATTAGAGGTTCTCATTCAAGCGCCATAGGTGTAGTATCAACAATTAATTCGCCAGATGTTTATCATGACAGTGGGCAATTTTTATTTGTAGATAATAGGGCTGTCATTAATAAAGACCCCGCACAAACTGAAACATTCAACATTGTATTTAAATTCTAAGAAGAAATAAATGTCTGTAATTACAAAATTATCTCCATATTACGATGATTATGATCCTGAGGATGGCTTTCATCGTATTCTATTTAAACCTGGTCAAGCAGTTCAAGCTAGGGAATTGACTCAATTACAAACTATACTACAAAATCAAATTTCTTCACTTGGTGATTACATTGTAGATGACGGTATAGTTATACAAGGTGCTTCGATAACAGAAAATCCTAATGCTAGATCCATAAGATTAGCTAATACAGCAACTGTATCTAATTACTTAAATCTATACGTAGGTGGAGCAAATTCTAACGTAGTAGGTAAAGTAGTATCAGTTTTTGAAGCTAACTCTCCTAATGATGGTGATCCTCCTACAATTATAATTAATTGGATAGGAACAGGGGACCAAGGTAGATCTAAAAACGGAATTACTAAATCTAATGAAACTCTGAGATTTCATAATACAGTAAACGCTGCCATAAATTCTTATTTCATTTCTGGAGTATATCAAACTAATACATTATCTAACACAATAGTTAGTGTTTCAGCATCTGTAGATCAATTTTCAAAAGTTCTTACTTTACCAACACCTACTTCCACTATTAAGGCAGGTGATTATGTTAATCATCCTAGCTTGTTAATTAATGATTATGATACAGGATTGTATGTAGCAAAGGTAGTATCTACTACTGAATTAGAACTTAATAAACCCGCTAGTGCTACGGTCTCTGGTACTATAGAATTTATTAGAGAATCTACCCAAATACCTTTATACGTTAATGCTACCTCAGGTATAGTCTATAAAAACGGATTTTTTGTACAAACTCCTTCTGCTAATATTGTTGCAGACAAGTACAACTTAAGTTCATACAAAGGTATAGGTATAGATTTAGAATTTCAAAATTTGGATTATGTAGATAATCCAGAGTTATTAGATCCTGCCGTAGGTTCAACGAATTATTTTGCACCTGGTGCTGATAGATTAAAAGCAAATGTAACATACGTAGCAGTTGATTTAGATACTAATAATAATCCAGATAGAGGATTATATGATAATTTTATTCCAGTTAAAAACTATTTAGGCGAATATTCTCAGTATGTTAATAGAGTATCTGTACAAAGTGGTATTAGTAAAGAATTAGCAGAAAGAACTTATCTTGAGTCTGGAAATTATGCAGTAAATCCACTAGGGTTTCAAACAGAATTTTCCGTTGCTTCTTCGAATGTGACATATGTGACAAAAGGCGGAACATATTTTATTGGTGGTAATTTAGTTAAAGTTTCGCCCCAAAAGTTTTTAATAGGTAAAGCAAGAGATACTAAAGTTACAACTGCAAGTTCAATAGCTACCAAATTTGGTAAGTATACATTAGTGGAAAATTTTGCAAATAGTATTATTAATCCAGGGAATGTGGACATTTATGCAAATGTTGAAATACATGGCAGTTACGACCAAAAGAATAGAATAGGTACTGCTACTATTAAATCTATAGATTTTGATGAAGAAAAATCTATAGGCAACAGTAAAGTTTACAAATTATATTTCCATAGAGTTAATATGGAAACTAATACTTTCGCGAATGCAAGATCTTTTGCTGCAAATATAAGTGGTAATTTTGTATTCAGAGCAAATGTAAATAATCAATCATTTGCTAGAGTTACTGACGGCACACAACTTTTTAATACTGAAAGAAAAAATTCATTTTTCGGGCTGCTGAATTCTAGGGTAGCAGGAGTTCATCCTAATTCTCTTGAATACTATTATAGAAAAACAAGTAAAAATCAATCGTTTGCCTCAGGCAGTGCGACAATTTCCTTATCTAGTAATGAGTTTTTCGTTGGATCAACAGGAGCAGGAAATTTAACAGGTGATACATTAAATACAAATTATACAATGACAGTGGTAAGTGGTGCTACAGGTACTACCTTAAAAGGTCAATATAATTTAACTCCTGCAGTAGCTTCTTTAAGTACATCGCAGCAACTTCTTATTAATACAGGGGATGCAGGATTTAATGGTGTAGCTGATGTTCTTTATACAGTTAGAGTTCGAGGTCAATACGGAGACGTTTCATATAGAACTAAAACTTTAACTAGTAAGATAAATCTTTTAGATTTTTTAAGAACAGGCAATGTAGGTAATGCATATGTTTCTTTGACAAAAAGTGATGTATTTAATTTGGTATACGCCAATACTTTACCTGCATCAAATACATTTGTAGGAATGTGGGCTGCAGCTACAGATTATAAAAAAGGTAATGTAGTTGGTCATAATAATGTGATCTATTACTGCAACGTTACTCAAACAGGGACAGGTGATGCTGCTTTCAACTCTGCTAATTTTTCTCCTCTAGGAGCCGATCCATTATCCAATTTTGAACTAGATAATGGACAAAGAGATAGTTATTACGACCACGGCAGAGTTGCAAATTTAACTAGTTACAGCGCAAGTTTTAGTAATGTGGCTGTCATTTTTAATTACTTTACTCACACGGGCACGGGGCCTATCGTAGCAAATACTTATACAAACGCAGGTATAGAATATAGTAATATTCCTATCTATAAAAATGAAGATGGTGGATATATACCTCTAACAGATGTGATTGATTTTAGACCTAGAAGAGTCGATGATAAAACGGATTTTGTACTAGATCCAGCTATCATTCCTGCGAATTATTCAGAATATCCTTTAAGTGCTGATGTATCTTTTTATGTACCAAGAACTGATTCCATTACATTGAATAAATATGGCAAAATTATAGTACACCCTGGAAAACCTGGAATTACAGCACCCGCTCCTATTTTAAATCTGGATGATTCAGAGGAAATAATTTTAGGTGTTGCTTCTATTGCCCCATATACTACTAACAAAAATGAAATAAGAATAAATCTTATTCCTAGACGTAGATATACTATGAAGGATATAGCAGCATTAGAAAGAAGAATCAATGATTTAACTATATTAGTATCTAAGGTTGTTAATGCTGGTAATAAAGTAACATATATTACTGATGATGCGCCTGATAGAACACCTTTTACTGTCAAGAGTTATTTTACAGAAGATTTTTTTACTAATTCTGTACCCTCTAGATTTATAGATACCACGCTAACAACTGCAACCTACGATGTGAATTCTGGCTCTTTAGGTCCAGGATTGAAAGCGGATACTCAAACTTATACATTAGATACTACTTCTAGTATTACTAATTCTTCTAATATTATTACTATGAATTATACAACGGATTCCATAATTAGAAATCTAGAAGCTTCACCTGATGGCCCACTGACTATTAATCCTTCTGAAATTAAATCATTCCAAGGTAGATTAATTATCACACCTCAAGCATCTCCTTTAATTAATCAAACATTAACAAATGGCTTGGATTCTTCGATTGCTCAAACTCAACTACCCACATATTCAAGTATTTCATTTAATAACTTGAATCAAACACTTACAGGATCTACTGCAGATATATCTACAGTAATCAATACTAATCTATCTTCAGACGCGGAAACATTAAAAAATGCTTTACAAGTTGAGGTAAAAACTGCGTATGGTACTCCTGCAGATGGAATAAATTTCTCAAGGTTAAGAGTATCTAGAATTAAAGATATAGAAGAATAGAAAGGATAATAGATGAGTGACGGTTCAGATTCAGATCCAGGTGGTCCAAACGAATTTTTTGATTCAACTGCTATAGTTGAATCAGTAGTTATAGATTTTGAATTAACAAATCTTCCACCTAAGCAAAAATTTTATTCTTTTATTAATGGCAAACCCATTAGTAGTTATACTAAACCTACGGGTGGAAATTTTGGTGTTGCTATCGAGACTGATAGTTTTGGAGATGCTACGGGGCAAATCGTTATCCCTAGTGATACAGTATTAAATTTTCCCACTGGTTCGTTAGAATTGCAATTTGGTGATAGTAACACTAATTTTGCATATAGTAAATCCTTTGCAACCGCCACTTTTAGAGTGAGTGATAATCTTGGTGTACTAAGAGGGGAACAATTTCTTTCAGTGTCAGCGGATGCTACAAGAACTGATACTTTAAGTTTGGGTAGATCTATAATTGGTTCCCAAATACCAGTTGACCCGTTATTTCAAACCTTTTATGTCGATGCTGCGGCATATCCATTTGGTATATTTGTTACATCATTGGATTTATATTTCTATACCAAAAGTAATACTTTTCCAGTTTCTATTGAATTAAGATCAGTACAAAATGGTAGACCTAGTACTGGTTCGGCTATTTCTGGTTCTTATGTACGAAAGCTACCTAATTCAGTGTTGGTTCCAACTACACCTAGTTTAGGAATTGATTCTACTAAAAATACCACTTTCACTTTCAAACATCCTATATATTTGAAACAAGGGCAGGAGTATGCTATTTGTATAATGACTGATACTTCGGAATATTCTTTATTCTCCGGCACATTCGGTACAACAAAATATGGTGATACAAATAAAGTAACTAGAATTTCAGGTGTAGGTAATTTATTTCCTTACAATAATATAGGCACACCAAATAAAAATACTGATATATGTTTTGTATTAAATAGAGCAAAATTTGATACTGGTTCTGTAAATTTTGAACTTTCTTCTAAAACAGAATCAATTACTCAGTATTTTGACGTATTAAAATTAAGAGCTCCTCGTTTTGAAATTGCTGATAAAAACGCTATTTCTTTTCAAGTTAAAACCAAAGAGGGGGCAAGTTTTGTTAATTATAGAGATCTTCAAACCGATTATGAAATATTTTTCAATGCTCAAAAGACTGCATCCGCGGCCGGAGATATAAAACTTAAAACATTTTTCACTAATCAAAGTCCTGATGTTAGCCCAGTAATTGACTTAGAATCGTTAAATACTTTAGTATATAAAAGAGTTTTAGGGTCTACATCATCAACTGCCTTATCTACATATTATTCTAAAACTATTACTGTAGACGATCAACAAGAATTTACAGGATTAAGTTTAGAAACACTAATTAATAAACCAGCGGGTACAAGTATTAAAGTATATTGTAAATTATTGGGTGTAGGAGATTCAAATATTGATTTAAATTCATGGATAGAATTACCAAGAAAAATTGATCCTAATTTAGTTGAAACTACAGATAAATTTAGTTATGTACAAGATTTTTATCAAAAATTATCGGGATTGTCCTATACTAGTTTAGGTATCACATATACAAGTTTTAAAGCATTTAAAATTAAAATAGAGTTTTTCTCATCAAGTACCACAGTAGCACCGTACATAAGTAAATATATAGCAAGGACGGTATAAATATTTTGAATAAAATAACTTTCAGGTTTAGATAAATGCAATCTAGTAATACGAACGCTATTTTTGTAGGTTCAGCTGCTAATGACGGTACAGGTGATCCATTAAGATCAGCTTTTCAAAAAATTAATGGAAATTTCAGTAATTTATATTTCACTGGGCAATTTTTAGCTAATACTACTGATTCTGCATCTAGACCAGGATATACTTGGTCAGGGAATGTGGGCACAGGATTCTATTTATTTAATGCAAATACAGTAGGTCTTTCAGGTGATTTAAGATTACTCGGCAATAGCGTATTAGCAGATAATGTTAGAGCAAATGCAATAGTTGTATTGAATAAATCAACAGGTGCGACTATCAACTTTACTGATGATTTAAATGATACATCTGACACAAGTATTTCATATAATAATAGCTCAGACCAACTTGAATTTTCAGTAAATGGAAACGTATTATTAGGACTACAAAGAACAGCTACTGCTAATAATATATCATTATCTGCCTCGAATACTTTTGTATCAGGAAACTTAAGAACATCATCAAATGTCTTTATTAAAGGGATTGGTGCGGGAGGCCCGACCTTATATTTGACAGAAAATGGCTTGATAGCTATTTATGGAAATTCACAAGGCGGCACTGTTCCTAATTCTGCAAATATTTTGACCATTGGAGTATTTAATCCAACCGGCGATAGTAATAAACAAACAGGAACATTAGAACTTAATTTTGGTAATGTAACTACACAAGCTAATATTTTACTAAAAGCTAATAGTGAAATAAATCTTAATGTTACAGGTATTCACCGTTTATTTGCGTCTGGTGATCAATTATATTTCAAAAATTCGACAGCAACCTATAATATTACTGAAGGCGGAGGTGGCGGAGGAAGTTATGTAGATTTATCTACTAATCAAAATATCAGTGGAATTAAAACATTTACAGATAATGTTATAGTTGCAGGTAATGTATTAGGATTAGATAGTATACGAGTTAGAAACGATTTTATAGGTGAGGCAATTTATGCCAATGCTGGGGTAATACT